GAGAATATTGATGTAGCCTCCCCCGTACTCGAAAAGCTAAATCTAGATGTATGACACAACAAGCCTATCTTGGTTGGAAGAAAGGGGTAATCAGTAAGGTGTGTCTTTAAGTTTCATTGGGGCGCAAGGCGGCTACCCGATAGGTGATATAGGTAATTTTTTGTTTAGCAGAAAGCTGATTAGAGTGTCTGCCACAAGGAGAGCCTACTTCTAGGCTTATTCTGGTTTATCTATGCGGCGTAGTCACTACGATGGCACACCAGCTTCCAAGCGGTCATGACAGGGGTTTTCAGGATTGCCCTCTGTCGAGTCGGGTAGCATAACCGACACTCCTTGGTGACACTGTACTAGAAGATCATTCCGTTATCAAGTGCTTTCAGAATCTTTCTTGCCTCCTGTTTAGCACCCTTCTTGTAAACCTTGATTTTCCTTGGATTGGTGACGTTGCGCTTAGTTATTGTGTCTTGCGCTATCTTCTCTGCCAAACCCTTTTTCCAAGTCTCTAGTGCTTGAGCCATCTCTTGCTTCTTGCGCTGATTAGCTCGTTCCTCTGGAGTCAATTCAATAGCCATAAAAAAAGCCCTTTAGGAGTAGTACAGTCGCACCCCCAAGAATCCTCAGGGCTGTACCACTTCTAAAAGACTTTCCTTGGTGCGATCAAGTGCCTCCACTATACAAGATTCCTTTTCTGATGTAAAGTGAGTACCAACATCAAGACGCATGGAGATTGGCTACTGTCATGACGGTAGTTCCCACAAACAGTCTCCAGCCGTGTTGGTGGAAAAGGGAAATCGCCAAGGGACGCTTTGGCTATGTTGCATCGTGAGGGCTTTGCGGCTGATACAACCCACCCACTCTCCTGTCAGAGGGAAGCACCCTGCTGACGATTGGGACACCAACAACCTTCTTCCCACTTTGGACAAAAGATGAATGCTATAGACGCTTTACCTGAACAACTGAAAAAGCCAAGAGGTCGTCCCCCGCAGGGACAAGACAACTTGGCAAAGCCAAGGGGTCGTCCTCCAAAGGCTGTCAAAGTGGCTATCCCTAAGCCAATGACTATGGCTCGTTATGCCGATAGTCCTCCTCCCATGCTTCCCAAGACTGAACTACAGAGAGTCAAAGAACTCAAAGAGTTGTTGATAAACAGTGCTGGTTCCAATGTTGTCCACAAGGCAGTTGAGATTGCCATGAATGACGAACACCCCGCACAGATGGCGGCAATCAAACTCTGTATGGACAGAATGCTCCCTGTCTCCTTGTTTGAGAAAGAAGGAAAACAGCGATCGGCAGTTAACATAACTATTTCAGGTATTGGCGGTGTCTCCATTGGTGACAAGACAATTGACGCTGAAGACATAGAAAGCAAAGATGTCTGATCTGAACTTCAGTCTCCTCCCTTGGCAACAAGAAGTCTTTGCTGACAAAACAAGGTTCAAAGTCATCGCTGCTGGTCGGCGCTGTGGCAAGTCCCGCCTATCTGCCGTTACCCTCCTGATTGAAGGACTGCAATGTAGTGCAGGGTCGGCAGTGCTTTATGTTGCACCGACCAATGGTCAGGCAAGGCAGATTATTTGGGACGTTTTGATGGAATTGGGTAGGGATGTTATCCAAGCCAGTCACATCAATAACATGGATATCACCCTGATAAATGGAGCCAAAATCTATGTTAGAGGTGCAGATCGCCCAGATACTTTGCGAGGAGTGTCACTCACCTATGCTGTGCTTGACGAGGTTGCCGACATCAAACCAGAAGCATGGGAACAGGTTATTCGAGCTTCGTTGTCAGACAAAAAGGGTCGGGCAATGTTCATCGGAACTCCCAAGGGTCGTAACTTTTTCTATGACGTATTTAAACTCGGAAACTCAGAAGAAGACCCAGACTGGAAATCTTGGCACTTCACAACCAAAGATAACCCCCTGATTGACCCAACTGAGATCGAATCTGCCAAGAAAACCCTATCTTCGTTTGCTTTCAAGCAGGAATACCTAGCCAGTTTTGACAATGCTGGTTCTGACGTTTTCAAGGAAGAATGGCTGAAATACGGGAAAGAGCCTGAGTATGGAAGCTACTACATTGCCTGTGACTTAGCGGGATTTGAGGAGGTTGCCAAGCAAGCAGCTAACTCCAAGAAGCGGCTAGACCAGACTGCCATTGCTGTGGTCAAGGTCACTGATGATGGCAAATGGTTCGTCAAAGAGATCGTTTTTGGGCGGTGGGACATCAGGGAGACTGCTGCTACCATTCTGCTCAAGATGCGGGAATACCGCCCACTTTCTGTAGGAATTGAGCGTGGAGCGTTAAAAAACGCAGTTTTGCCGTATTTGAGTGACTTGATGCGGAAGAATAATGTATATTCACACATAGTTGACTTGACCCACGGCAATCGCAAAAAAGCCGACCGTATCATTTGGTCACTTCAAGGACGGTTTGAGCATGGGCGTATTGTGCTGAACTCCGAGGAAGATTGGGATGAATTCAAAGATCAATTGCTTCTCTTTCCATCTCAAGGAGTACATGACGATCTGCCAGACGCATTGAGTTATATAGATCAACTTGCAGTAACAAGTTATTTTGAAGATGATGCAGATGATGAATGGGAGCCATTAGATGTTATCGCTGGTATCTGAAGCAACTAAAACTTGCCCAAAATGCGAGCAGGATAAGTATTTTTCAGAATTTGGAAAAGATAAATCTAAGAAAAGTGGCTTGTCTTCTTATTGTAAAAAATGCGCCTCAAATAATAGATTACAAAACTACAAGTCATCTACAGGTAAACACAAAGAAAAATTAAAAGAATACTATAAAAACAATAAAGATAAGTCTCGTTCTTACAGCTTAAAAAACTTGTATGGCCTATCTGTAGAACAATACAACGAGATGAAGTTTATGCAAGGAGGCTCATGCAAAATTTGTAAAACGCATGAAAGCAATCTAAAACGTAAACTTTTTGTAGATCACTGTCATACAACAGGTTCTGTTAGAGGCCTTCTTTGCCAGTCCTGCAATACAATGATTGGAAATGCAAAAGACAATATTCTTGTCTTGCAAGCAGCAATAAATTACTTATCGAGTAAATCTTGATAGTTGGAGAACACATGGCAACAGACAAACAAGTGAAATTAGAGCAAAACGAGTTCTACGAGCCGACAGAGGCTGACAAAGAACTAACTGGATTTGTTGTTGACCATTGCCAACGGTGGCGTGATTACCGTGACGTTAACTTCCTCCCCGATTGGCTAGAGTACGAACGCATCTTCCGTGGTCAATGGGCGGCAGAAGACAAGACTCGTGAATCTGAGCGTAGCCGCATCGTCACCCCCGCTACCCAACAAGCCGTAGAAACCCGCCATGCTGAGATCATGGAAGCTATCTTCGGTCAAGGCGACTTCTTCGACATTGAAGACAATATCCAAGACATTGGCGGTAATCCCATTGATGTTGAGCTAATCAAAGCTCAACTGATGGAAGACTTCAAGAAAGACAAAATCAGAAAATCTATCGACCAGATCGAGTTGATGGCTGAAATCTATGGAACAGGCATTGGCGAGATCATCGTCAAGACTGAAAAGGAATACATCCCCGCCACACAAGCAATCCCTGGACAAGTCGGGCAAGCAGCTATTGGTGTGATTGAGCGTGACCGTATTGGCGTGAAGATCATGCCTATCAATCCCAAGAACTTCTTGTTTGACCCTAACGGTACATCCATTGATGACTGTATGGGCGTGGCTATTGAGAAGTATGTCTCAATTCACAAGATTGTGGCTGGTATCGAGAAGGGCATCTATCGCAAGGTAGACATCACCCCTACCTATGAAGACACTGATCTTGAGCCTACCCAAGAAGTCTCTCAGTACCAAGACGAGAAGGTGCTTTTGCTGACCTACTATGGTCTTGTGCCTCGTGAGTACTTGAACAATATGCAGGAAAACAAGGACATTGTTGAGTTGTTTCCTGAGAATTCAGCGGCTGAAGACTACACCGACATGGTGGAAGCCATTGTGGTCATTGCCAACGATGGTTTGCTTCTGAAAGCTGAAGAAAACCCATACATGATGAAAGATCGTCCTGTATTGAGTTACCAAGATGACACGATTCCTAACCGTTTGTTGGGTCGTGGAACTGTGGAAAAAGCCTTCAATATGCAAAAAGCTATTGATGCCCAGACCCGCAGCCACTTGGATTCACTGGCGCTGACTACTAGCCCCATGATTGCGATGGATGCAACACGTTTGCCTCGTGGTGCTAAGTTTGAAGTCAAGCCGGGCAAGGCGATGCTCACCAATGGCGCACCTTCTGAGATCATTTTCCCCTTTAAGTTTGGTGAAACCAGCCTGAACAACCTCAATACTGCCAAGGAATTTGAGCGTATGTTGTTGCAAGCTACTGGAACACTGGACTCCAATGGCATGGTCAGTAGTTCAGCTAGGGATGGTGGTGGTATGTCTACAGCAGTAGCCACTATCATCAAGAAATACAAGCGGACACTGGTCAATTTCCAAGAAGACTTCCTGATTCCGTTCATCAAGAAGGCTGCTTTCCGCTATATGCAGTTTGACCCAGAGCGTTACCCCTCTGTGGACATGAACTTTGTGCCAACTGCCACCTTGGGCATCATTGCTCGTGAGTACGAACAACAGCAATTCATCGGTTTGTTGCAGACTCTTGGCCCAAATACCCCTGTTCTGCCATTGATTCTCAAAGGAATCATGCAAAACTCTAGTCTGACCAACAGATTTGAGTTGATTGCGGCTTTGGATGAGATGATGAAGCCAAATCCTGAACAACAACAGATGGAACAGGCTCAACAACAGTTGGCATTGCAAGCGGCACAGGCTCAGATTGCAGTTAACACGACTCAAGCTGAACAAAATCGTGCAGAAGCTACAAAACTGGCTGTGGAAGCTCAATTAATGCCTCAAGAAGTGCAAGCCAAGAACATGGCGGCGGTTACAAAGAATCTTCCTAATGAAGATGAAGCCGCATCTCGTGAGTTTGACAAGAGGGTTAAGATTGCTGAGTTGATGTTGAAGGAAGCAGACATCAAAAACAAGTCTAAGATTGTTGAATTGCAGATGGCAGAGAAAAACAACAAAGTTGCTGGCATGGAACAAGACTTTCTTGAACAACTCTCAAAACAATTGAGTTCTGCTCAGACTGGAACTGAATAATGGATGTCGAAAATCTTGCCAAGGAGCTAATCCTTAAGAATATGACTCCTGAACAGCAGATGGCTGTTCTAGATTCTGTTCGTGCATCTGTTGCTCAAGCCAAAGAAGTGCAAAAGCGCAAGATTGGTGAGAATGTTGACTTAGTTGTTCAGGCTCTAAAGAAGATTGAATCTGACATTCGCTCACGTTTTGATGATGTGGGCAATTCCATTGAAAAGCGTGTGGCATCCATCAAAGATGGTCGTGATGGTATCAACGGCAAGGATGGACGAGATGGAAAAGACGGAAGATCAGGCAAAGATGGAGTTAAAGGCGATAAAGGTGACTCTGGTCGAGATGGGCGTGATGGAGTGGATGGTGTTGACGGTGTTTCTGTTACCGCTGCTCGCATTGATTTTGACGGTAGCCTTGTTATTACACTGTCTACTGGTGTTGAACTCAATGTTGGTGAAGTTGTTGCTCCTGATCTTGCAGAACGTATCAAAGTCATTACTAATGGTGGCGGTACTTCTCAGTCTGTTCTTGATACTCTAGCCTCCCTTCAAACCCAGATCAATAACCTGATTCCTAGTCAAACAGGAAACTCAGGAAAGTTTTTAACTACCAATGGAACTGATCTTTCATGGGCTTCTGTTGCTGGTGGATTGAGTTATCAGGGAACATGGAATGCGTCTACCAATACTCCAACTCTCACATCTAGTATTGGAACAAATGGTCACTACTATGTTGTTGATGTTGCTGGTTCTACAAATCTGAATGGAATCACTGACTGGAAAGCGGGTGATTGGCTGATCTTCAATGGCTCTACTTGGCAGAAGATTGACCAAAGTTGGGCTATTGCTGGTGCTAACGACAACATTACTTCCATGACTGGCATCACAGGTGGTATTTCATCGCCTGATTTCATACAGTTTGACACTGCGGCAACTGTTACGAATGCAACTGGTAAGTTGTATTACAACGCTGACGATCAATTCCAAACATTGTCATTCCAGATGAATGGCAATCAGATTCAGCACATTGGTGAAGAACTGTATTACAGGGTTAAGTTGTCTTCTGGGGCAACCAAAGGCCAAGTGTTGATGTTCACTGGTACTCTTGGCGCTAGTGGTGGCTTGACAGCCGCACCAGCTACAGGGTTGCAACCAGAACAAGCAAGCTACATTCTTGGTGTTGCCGCTGAAACTGGCGCTACAAACGATTGGGTATTTGTTACGACTTTTGGTGAAGTCAAGTCAATCAATACGACTGGTGGAGCGGAGAGTTGGGCGCAAGGTGATGTCCTTTACTACAACCCATCTGTCACAGGTGGTTTGACCAAGACCAAGCCAGCAGTTCCTAATGCTATTTGCCTTGTGGCGGCTGTTGTCCATGTTGGCTCATCAAATGGTGTATTGTTTGTTCGTCCTACCTATGGTTCTGTCTTGGGTGGAACAGATGGAAATGTGAATTTCACATCATTAGCATCTGGCAACACCTTGATTTACGATGCGGTGGCTGGTGTTTGGGAAAATGCATTCCTAACTGATGGCACAGGTATAACCATTACTGAGGGTGCTGGTTCTATCACTATTGCCAATAGCGGTGTGACTTCTGCTGTTGCTGGTACTGGAATTTCTGTGTCTAGCGGTACTGGTGCTGTAACTATCACCAATACTGCTCCTGACCAGACTGTTGCCTTGACTGGTGGCACTGGAATTAGTACAAGCGGAACTTACCCTAACTTCACAATTACCAATAGCGCACCAGATCAGACTGTTGCATTAACTGGTGCTGGCACTACCTCTATCAGTGGTACTTATCCCAATTTCACTGTTACCTCTAATGATGCTTTCACAGGTACGGTTACATCTGTAATTGCTGGTACTGGTTTGACTGGTGGGACGATTACTACAAGTGGTACTGTTGCATTGGCAACTACTGCGGTTACTGCTGGTAGCTACACGGCTACCAATATCACTGTAGATGCTTATGGTCGCATCACTGCTGCGGCTAATGGTACTGCTGGTGCAAGTATCAGCAATGACACAAGCACATCAACCAATCTGTATCCATTGTTTGCGGCGGCTACATCTGGTACACCAACGACTGTATATACAAGCAATGCCAAGTATTTGTACAAGCCTAGCACTGGTGAGTTGCAAGCAACTGCTCTTGTAGCAACGAATGGTATTGTGGTGAACTCGCAGACTGTCTCTGCTGATTACACGATTGCTTCTGGTAATAACGGAATGAGTGCGGGTACTGTTTCTGTTGCATCTGGCATCACGGTGACGATTGCAAGTGGTTCTGTGTGGACTGTTGTCTAAAGGAAAGATATGGGAGTCAAACTTCTTGCTTCTAGTAATGGTTCTGTAGAACTTGTTCCAGAGAACACTGCAAGCAATTTCACTGTTACTGTGCCTGCTGCTACAACCACTATGGTTGGTACTGATGCCACGCAGACGCTGACTAATAAGACGCTGACAACACCAAACATCAATTCTGCACAAATTGCAACTGTGTCAGGTACTGCACCTTTATATATGTGTCGTGCTTGGGTGAACTTCAATGGAACAGGCACTGTGGCAATTCGTGCAAGCGGTAATGTGACCAGCATTACAGATAACGGCACTGGCGACTATACGGTGAACTTTACGACTGCTATGCCTGATGCGAATTATGCAATAAGCGCAATCGGAACCCAGACTACAGGTAACACCCTAGTGGATTGCTCTAAAAATACTGTCAGGACCGATACCACGGCGCTAGTTAATGTGTGTACTCAGCAGGGGGCGACAAGATTAGACAATGCTAACGTTTATGTTGCCATCTTCCGCTAATCAGGAGCAATCATGAACGCAAGAATCATATATCCAACAGACAACGGCGGCGTGGCAATCATCATTCCAGCACCAGAAGCACTTGAAACAATGACCATTGAGGACATTGCCGCCAAAGATGTTCCTGCTGGCAAAGAGTTCAAGATCATTGACACTGCTGATGTGCCAACAGACCGCACATTTCGTGACGCTTGGGAGTACTCATGATTACTATAAACATCGACAAAGCCAAAACTATTGCACACGACAAACGCCGTGAAGCACGTTCTGCTGAATTTGCGCCTTTGGACATTAAGGCAACCATTCCATCTGAGGCAACAGCGGCTGAGACAGCAAGGCAAGCTGTGAGAGACAAGTATGCGGCTATGCAAGTTGCTATTGATGCTGCTTCAACTACTGATGAAATTAAGGCGGTGATGCCATGACAGTCTCGCTGAACGGAACATCAGGAATTGTTTTCAACGATGCCTCTACGCAAAATACAAGTGCATTCACTGGTGGATTTGCATTTCGTAATCGCTTGATAAATTCGGATATGCGAATAGACCAGAGGAATGCGGGGGCTAGTGTTAGCACATCTGGGTCATTCCCTGTGGATAGGTTTGCAGTTGGCTCAACAGGTTCTGTCACTTTTACTGCACAACGCTCTACAACTGCACCCGCTGGTTTTATAAATAGCGTTCTTTGGACAACAGGAACTGGTGCTGCACCTACTTCTACTCAGCAAAGCAATATTTCTCAAGGTGTTGAAGGTTTAAATGTTTCTGATTTTGGATGGGGTACTGCAAGTGCAGTAACAGTCACTTTAAGTTTTTGGGTTCGCAGTTCTTTAACTGGGACTTTTTGTGTAGCCATTACAAATAACTCTCGTAGCTATCCAGCAACTTACACAATTTCTGCCGCAAACACTTGGGAACAGAAAACAATCACTATCGCTGGTGATACAAGCGGAACTTGGGTGACTACAAACGAAAGAGCATTTAGAGTTGTGTTTGACTACGGAACAGGCTCTAACCGACTAGGTACGGCAAACATTTGGCAGTCAGGCGAATATATTTCAGTATCTGGTGCAACACAAGTTTGTGCCACATCTGGTGCTACGTTCTACATCACCGGAGTGCAACTGGAAAAAGGCTCAACAGCAACGAGCTTTGACTACAGGCCTTATTCCACCGAGCTTCAGCTTGCACAGCGGTATTACTGGAAAATCACGGCACAAACCATTGGCGACCAACTTGGCGTTGGACTAAACACAACAACAACTACTGGCACTTACTTTTTATCGTTTCCAGTTGCAATGAGGACAAACCCAACGGCATTAGAGCAGACGGGAACGGCTGGAGATTATCGAATCTATCATAACGTTGTAACAACTTGTAGTTCTGTCCCAACTTTTTCAAGCGCCAGCACTTATGCAACAAGAACAACATTTACAGTTGCTTCAGGTTTGACAACAGGCCAAGCAAGTTTTCCTCAAGCACAGTCTACTAATGCTTACCTCGCATGGAGTGCCGAACTATGATTTACAAAATGCTTCCCGCCGTTGAAGGCGAACCACAAATCTACGCTCGTATTGATGATGATGGCAAATGCCGTCTGACTTGCACCGAAGACTACCCAGAATTCAAGGATTGGCTTGCTGAAGGCAACGTCCCAACCCCTGCTGATGAGGAGCAATCATGACATTAATCCTCAATGGGACGGACGGTTTATCCGATGTAGACGGTTCAGCAGCTACACCAGCCATCAGAGGCACAGACGCTAACACAGGCATCTTCTTCCCTGCGGCTGACACTATTGCCTTTGCTGAAGGTGGTGCTGAAATAGCTAGATTTGATAGCTCGGGGAATTTTGGGATTGGTACGAGTTCGCCGACAAATAAACTGCAAGTCTCTGGAAATGTTCGGGGCACTGCTTTTTATGTAGACGGTGGAGCTTACCTTGGTAGTGCTGGTTCTGATACCTTAACATTTATTGCGGGCTCTTCAGAACGCGCCCGTATCGACTCCCTTGGCAGTTTGTTGATTAATGCCACAAGTAACGGATACGGGGTAACAGGCGGGATTTACGCCCCAAGCGTCTACGGCTTTACAACTGCTTCCGCTGCCAACATGCATATTGAAAACGGCGGCTTCATGCGTAGGTCTACGTCTTCTTTGAAATACAAGACAGATGTTCAAGACGCAACGCACGGGCTTGCAAAAGTCATGCAGCTTCGCCCCGTCACCTACAAGGGAATTAATGACGGCGATAAAGTGTTTGGCGGTCTGATTGCTGAAGAAGTACACGAAGCTGGCCTGACTGAATTTGTGCAATACGCTGAAGATGGCTCACCAGATGCCTTGGCTTACGGCAACATGGTTTCTTTGTGCGTTAAAGCCTTCCAAGAGATGAAAGCAATCATTGACACCCAAGCCAGCACAATCACCCAACTGCAAGCAGATGTCGAAGCATTGAAAGCCCAACCATGACCCCAGAATTAGATAAATATTACTCAGAACGCTTTTCCATGATGGGAACAGAGGGTTGGAAGGACTTGACTATTGACATTGACAATATGATAGAGTCGCTAAATAATATAAGCGTTATTCCTGATGAAAAGACCTTACAGTTTCGTAAAGGAGAACTTTCCATCTTGACTTGGCTGAAAACCTTGAAAGAGGTCAGCGAACGAGCCTACGAGGAATTGAATGAAAAGAATGTATGAATTTGTCTGTGAAAACGGACACAAGATTGAACGGTATTGTGTTTATGAGATGCAATCTGTTCAGTGTGAGTGCGGTGGTTCAGCCAGTCGCACAATCTCTGCGCCAAGCATTAACTTGGAAGGGTGGTCGGGGAGTTTCCCTGGCTCGGCAATGAAATTTGACCGAAAACACCGTGAAAAGTTGGCTGCTGAACGCAAAACCACTACATAAGCAATTTCGCCGTAGTGTCTCCTAGAACCCAAAAGTGGCAGGAAAAAGGAAAAAACAATGTTGATTGATAACCCAGACGAGATGCAAAGTGAATTAGATATTGTCGAGTCGCAAAAACTTGAATCATCTATTGAGCCAATGTCTAATGACATTCCCGACAAATATCGGGGTAAAGAACTGTCAGACATTATTAAGATGCACCAAGAGGCTGAGAAGCTGATTGGTAAGCAAGCTCAAGAGGTGGGTGAAGTACGCAAATTGGCAGACGAACTCATCAAGCAAAACCTTGCTGGAAAGTCTCAAGTTGTTAAAGAGGAAGAGCCAGAAGTAGATTTCTTTGAAAATCCACAAGCGGCTGTTCGTAAGACTGTTGACAACCATCCTGATGTTCTTGCGGGTCGCCAAGCGGCTCTAGAGTTCAAAAAGATGCAGATTCAGCAAAAGCTGGCGGCTGAACACCCTGATTTCGGTCAGATTGCTCAGGATGCAGACTTTGTGAATTGGGTGAAATCTTCTCCTATTCGCATTGGTTTGTACGCAAAGGCTGATGGTGAGTATGATTACGACAGTGCTAACGAACTGCTCAGTACCTACAAGCAATTGAAGGGTGTTAAGGCTAAACAGACTAGCGATGCGGGTGAAACCCAACGCAAATCTAACCTTAAAGCCGCTACAGTTGATGTTGGCGGTACTGGTGAATCAGGAAAACGAGTCTATCGAAGGGCTGACCTTATTCGGCTGAAGATGCAAGACCCGAACCGATACGATGCTTTGAGTGACGAGATCATGCAAGCGTATGCCGAAGGACGGGTCAAATAACCTTAACTTTTGATTTTTTGGAGATACAAACATGGCAACATCATTTTCCCCCACCAATTCAGTGACCACAACCACTGGCGCAACGTTCATCCCTGAGATTTGGTCAGATGAAATCGTAGCCGCCTACAAGAAAAACTTGGTTCTTGCTAACCTTGTTATGAAGATGAACTTCAAGGGCAAGAAAGGTGACACCGTTCACATTCCTGCACCTACTCGTGGTTCTGCTTCTGCCAAGGCCGCTGAGACAGCAGTTACTTTGATTGCTGCTACTGAGTCTGAAGTCAACGTGTCTATCAACAAGCACTATGAATATAGCCGCTTGATCGAAGACATCGTGGAAGCCCAAGCCTTGAACTCCATGCGTCAGTTCTACACTGCTGATGCTGGTTACGCTTTGGCTCGTCAAGTTGATACCGACTTGATTCAGTTGGGTCGTTTGGCTAACGGTGGTTCTACTGGTGCTCGTTACGGTTCTGCCTTCATCGGCGGTGACGGTACAACCACCTTTGACTACACAGCCAATACCAACACTGGCAACGCCTCTGCTCTGACTGATTCGGCTATTCGCCGCACCATTCAGCGTTTGGATGACAACGATACTCCTATGGATGGTCGTTTCTTCGTCATTCCTCCATCAAGCCGCAACACCCTGATGGGTCTGGCTCGTTACACCGAACAAGCATTTATCGGTAATGGCGATGCTATCCGCAACGGTGAAATCGGTAACCTGTATGGTATCCCTGTGTTCACTTCCAGCAATGCTGACTCTGCTTCTGCTACTGCCGCCTTCCCTGCAAGCGGTACTGCTATTGCTCGTGTCTGCTTGATGGGTCACAAGGACTCTATGGTTCTGGTTGAGCAAATTGGTGTCCGTTCACAAGTTCAGTACAAACAAGAGTATTTGGCTACTCTGTTCACTTCTGACACTTTGTACGGTGTTGCCGCTTTGCGTGATGCCGCTTCTGTGGGTGCAGCCAAGTCTTCATCCATGTTTGCTTTGGTTGTTCCTAGCTAATTGCAGTTGCGCCCCTCGCCCTAGTGGTGGGGGGACTTTTTTAACTTAATTAGGAGAAATCAAATGGCAGCAGCAACAGCAGTAGTTTCCCGCCGTGGAAACGATCAGTTCCGTGGTCTGTTTTCAGACACTTGGGACGTTTCATGTACTTTGGATAGCGCATCAGTTGCTACCACTGCTACAGCTACAGACACAGTAACCGTTCCAGGCGTTGCTTTGGGTGACATGGTTATTGGTATGTCAGTTGGTGTGAGCGAAGCTGGATTGGTTCGTAGAGCCTATATTTCAGCCGCCGACACCGTTACTGTCGTGACCTACAACCCAACAGCAGGTTCTGTTGATTTGGGTGGTACTACATTGCAACTTATCATTGGTCGTGCTGTAGTTTAATGATGGGGGGACTTGTTCCCCCTTTCTCATTTAAGGGGTTTTATGGCTACTTTTCGTTGTCTTCAGTCTGGTAATACCGTGACTTTCACTTTGCAACATGACATTGACTCTATGAAGGGTCATCAAGGTTATGTGAGGGTAGATGAGCCAGAAGTAACCATAGAATCTGATGATTCTGTTCGTACAGATACCGCCTTTCGTGCGCCTGTCATCCCCACAATTAAGCGTATGGGTAGACCCCGAAAGGTAGCAAATGTCTGATATTGATGCCAGAGATTTCGGCAAATTAGAAGCTCAAGTCGAGGCTCTCCAGAAGGAGATGCACCAGTTGAGTGCTGACGTTAAATCCCTGTTGGAACTTGCCAACAAGGGTAAAGGTGGTTTTTGGGGCGGCATGATGGTCGCTTCTGCTGTTGGTGGCCTGTTTACATTCATTGTTGATCGTATCTGGAAATAAGGAGAACGCTATGCCTATGGTCGGAAAAAAGAAGTTTCCCTACTCTGAAAAAGGCGAGAAAGAAGCCAAAGAGTACGGCAAGAAAAAGGGTATCCCTGTAACTATCATGGTTGCTATTGGTAAGCCAAAGAAGGCAATGCCTATGCGTGGTGGTCGTACCGCTACAAACATGATGAAGAAATCTTCAAGAGGTAAATAATGTCATCTTTAACTACTCCTGTCACCTTGTTGAGTGCTGTTGTCGCAACAGGTGCTTCTAAAGCAGTTCAGGCTGACGCTGGTCAACCAGCATTCTTGCAAGTTAGTGGCATTACTTCTGCCACTGTTGTTTTGCAAGGTAGCCTTGACGGTACAAATTGGTCAACTATTGGCACTGCTTTAACTGCTGATGGACTCGTTACAGTTGCTAATGCTCCCAAATATTTGAGAGCAAACTGCACAGTTTATGTAACTGGCACGATCACCGCCAAAATCATGTACTAAGGAGAAACCCTATGAAGATGACTAAATCTCAAAAGAAGGTCAAGAAGGTCATGGGGGAGTTCAAAGAAGGCACTTTGCATTCTGGTAAGAATGGCAAGGTTGTCAAGTCCAAAGACCAAGCTATTGCGATTGCATTGTCAGTTGCGGGAAAGGCTAAGAAGAAATGAAAGCTGGACTCTACGCCAACATTAACGCTAAACAAGCTCGTATCAAGGCTGGTTCTGGTGAAAAGATGAACAAGGTGGGGTCTAAAGCCGCACCTACAGCCGCTGACTTCAAACAAGCGGCAAAGACCGCAAAGAAGCCTAAAAAGGTGAAGTGATGAAATCTCCAACTTGGCAAACAAAAGCTGGTCAAAATCCAAAAGGCGGCTTGAATGCCAAGGGCAGAGCCTCTTATAATGCAGAAACTGGTGGCAATTTGAAGCCTCCAGTGAAATCAGGGGATAATCCCCGTAGAGCAAGTTTCTTGGCTCGCATGGGCAATATGGCTGGTGCTGAGTACAAGGATGGTGAACCGACAAGACTGCTTCTTTCGCTAAAGGCTTGGGGTGCTAACTCCAAAGCTGACGCAAAGGCAAAAGCTCAAGCTATATCCGCAAGGAACAAAGCAAAGGCTAAAAGCAGATGACATACTTAGAACTTGTAAACGATGTCCTTGTAAGGTTGCGTGAAACAACTGTTTCTACCGTTACAGAAACATCTTATTCTTCCTTGATTGGCAAGTTTGTCAATGATGCAAAGCGTCAGATTGAAGATGCTTTTGCTTGGAATGTCCTTGGCACAACAATCACCTTGTCTACTGTTTCAGGAACATACTCCTACGCCTTAACTGGTGCTGGTCAAAAATTCCAAGTTCTTGATGTGCTGAACGTCACTAGCAACCTCCGCATGAGAAATGTGGACTTTGCTACGATGAATCGCTATCAGAACTTCTCAACTCCTGTTAACGGTATTCCTGCCTACTATGCCTTTGATGGTGTTGATGGTAGCTATGACACCAAGGTAACTATCTATCCTCGTCCTGATGGCGTGTATAGCATCCCATTTAGCCTGACAGTGCCACAAGCCACTTTGTCTAGTGACTCGACTGTTGTAGCCGTTCCTGACGTTTTGATTGTCCAGAATGCTTATGCTCGTGCCTTGGTTGAGCGTGGTGAAGATGGCGGTTTGTCATCCTCTGAGGCTTATTCCTTGTACAAAGCTATGTTGTCTGACTACATTGCGTTGGAAGGCACTCGCTATCCTGAGAATCAGGAGTTCATTCCAGTATGAGCCAAGCAATTCAAACATTCAGCATTTCAGCCCCAGGCTTTTATGGGTTGAATACGCAAGACTCGCCTCTTGATCTTGCGGCTGGATATGCTTTGGTTGCAACCAACTGCATCATTGACCAGTATGGACGTATTGGTTCACGCAAGGGTTGGGCTAGAGTTAATTCTTCTTCTGGAAACCTTGGCGCAAATGACGTTAAGGTTATCCATGAGTTAGTTGTTGCTGACGGTACATACACTGTATTGTTTGCTGGCAACAACAAGTTATTCAAGTTGGATGGCTCTAATGCTGTTGTTGAGCTGACCTATGGGGGGGGTGGTACTGCTCCTACCATTACTGCAAGCAACTGGCAATGTGCTTCCTTGAATGGCATCACATACTTCTTCCAGTCTGGTCACAATCCTTTGATCTATGACCCTGCTGTAAGTACCACGACTTATCGTAGGGTGTCTGAGAAAACTGGTTATCAAGCCACTGTTCCTGATGCCAACATCTGCATTTCAGCCTTTGGTCGTTTATGGGCGGCAGATACAACTAGCAACAACGCTACTGTTTACTTTAGCGACTTGATTGCAGGCCATATTTGGTCTACAGGTACTGCTGGCTCGTTGAACGTCAACAATGTTTGGCCTAATGGAGCTGACCAGATCACTGGTTTGGCTGCTCATAACGGCTTCTTGTTCATCTTTGGCAAGCGTCAAATCTTGGTTTATCAGGGTGCTACTTCTCCTTCTACTATGTCATTGAGTGACACTGTTGAGGGTATTGGTTGCATTGCTAGAGACAGTATCCAGACCACAAGTACTGATGTGTTGTTCTTGTCAAACTCTGGTGTCAGATCGTTGATGAGGACTATTCAGGAGAAGTCTGCACCAGAACGTGACTTGTCTAAGAACATTCGCAATGACTTGATGGCGACTATTTCTGGCGAGACATTGGCAAATGTTAAGTCTGTTTACTCTGAGTACGAGGCTTTTTATCTGTTGACTACGCCTAGCATTGATGCTGTGTGGTGCTTTGATACCAAGGCTTATTTGCCTGATGGTGCGGCTAGAGTGACAACTTGGGACTCTATTGAGCCTACTGCTTTCCTTTCTAGACGCAACGGCAATCTGTTGATTGGCAAGAGTGGCTATATAGGTTTGTATAGCACTCATCAAGATTACCAAACAGCATATCGTATGTTGTATTACACGAACCATGCTGACCTTGGCAACCAGAATCAGACTTCAATTCTGAAGAAGTTGTCCATTGTGGTGATTGGTGGTAGCAATCAGACAGTGACGTTCAAGTGGGGTTTTGACTTCAAGACAAACTACCTGTCTGACAACGACACTATTCCTACACAAGGCGAGTCTTACTATGGAATTGCTTCTTATGACAATCCAGATGGACAAGTTGTAACTATCACAAATGCAAGTCCTGCTGTGATTACATCTGTTGATGGCTCTGCTTTTGTAAATGACAACAATGTAACTTTAACAACAACAGGTACTTTGCCATCTGGTTTAAGCACTGGAACTACTTATTACATTGTGAATGCATCTGGCGCTACTTGTAATTTGTCTGCATCATCTGGTGGCTCTGCAATCAATACTGGTAGTGCTGGTTCAGGTACACACACTCTTGAACACACATCTCCAACTGCTATATCTGAATACTCTGATGGTGTAGCTTTGCAAACACTGGTTGTTTCGGCAACAGGCACAGGTAAGGTTGTTCAAACAGGATATGAGTCTGACATTAATGGAACACCATTGTCGATTCAGAAGATTGAGATTCAAGCCAAACAAGGCAAGATAAGTTAAAGGAATATCATGAGTAATTACACCAAGAGTACGAATTTCGCCACTAAAGACAATTTGTCTTCTGGCAATCCTTTGAAGATTGTCAAAGGTACTGAGCTTGATACTGAGTTCAACAATATTCATACTGCTATTGAGACTAAGGCAGATTTGGCAAGTCCAGCATTTACTGGTAGTCCATCCCTTCCTACAGGTACAACTGGCGTAACTCAATCTGCTGGAAATAATTCAACTGCTTTGGCAACTACCGCTTTTGTTCAGGCTGCTTTGTCTGCTCTGTATCCAGTTGGTTCTATTTATACCAATGCTACGAGTTCTACTAATCCAGGCACTTCACTTGGATTTGGTACTTGGACTGCATTTGGTGCTGGTCGTGTCATGGTTGGCTTTGACTCAGGCAATGCTTTGTTTGACACAGCAGAAGAAACTGGCGGTAGTGCAGACGCTATTACTGTTTCTCACACACATTCATTTAGCGCAACAACTGGCGCAATGAGTGCAAATGCAAGTCACTCACATGGTTCTAATAATTCTGGATTTTTGGATCATAAGCCAGGCTCTGGAGACACATTAGCTCGTGGCGGCTCACAAGGTTACACAATTTCTACGAGCACTACTACGGTAAACCTTGCCCACACCCATGACGTTAGCGGAACAACTGGTTCAACAGGTTCTAGTGGAACAAATGCCAACTATCAGCCATTCATTACTGTGTATATGTGGAAAAGAACAGCATGATGATGCAAGACCCAGAATTCCGCATTACTCATCACTTCAGTGATGGCCTATACGCCAAAGAGTCATTCTTTACGGCTGGTATGGCAATTATGAAGCACACACACAGCTTCAGCCATCTGTCTATCTTGGCTCATGGGAAGGTTGCTGTATTGCGTGGTACTGAGATTGACATTGTTTCTGCGCCAGCTTGCATTGAGATTCAGGCTGGAGTTACTCATGGTGTAAAAGCCATTACTGATTGTGTTTGGTTTTGTATTCATGCCACAGACGAGAAAGACCCGTCTAAAGTGGATGAGATTTTGATTAAGGGAGATTGATATGCCATTTATTATTGCTGGCGCTGGTTTAATTGGTGGGTTGATGCAGGGCGAGTCTTCTAAAAGTGCTGCTCGTACTCAAGCAAATGCTCAAATGGAAGCGGCTCGATTAGCGGCTGAAGAAGCTCGTTTTCGACCTGTAGGTGTCACCACACGTTTTGGTAGCTCTCAGTTCCAAACTGACCCTTCTGGCCGTGTTTCTGGCGCTTCCTACAACGTCAGTCCTGAACTGCAAGCCTATCAAGATAGGTTTAGAGGAATGGCTGGTGGTGCTTTAAGTCAAGCAGAAATGGCTGGTCAACAGTATGCTCCTTTGACTGGTGCGGCTAGTAATCTATATGGCCTTGGTCAGCAATATCTAGCTCAAAGTCCTGAACAGGTTGCGTCTCAATACATGGCTCGTCAACAAGATTTGTTGGCTCCTAGCCGTGAACGTCAAATGGCTCAGTTACAGAATCAGTTGTTCCAAACTGGTCGTGGTGGATTATCTGTAGGCGCTACAGGTATGCGTCCAGGCGGTGGTGCTGGTTTGGGTGCTACTACTCCTGAGATGGAAGCCTACTACAACGCATTGGCGCAACAAGATTTGCAATTGGCTAATCAGGCTCAGACTGCGGGACAAGAGCAGTTGAAGTTTGGCGCTGGCTTGTTTGGTGTTGGCTCTAATTTGTTAGATCAGTATCAGCAAGGTCAAGTTGGTGCTTTGCGTCCATTTGAGGCTTACATGGGTCAAGAGAAATTTATTGAAGGACTTGGACAACAACCTTTGGATATTGGCATTAACTTGGGAGCTAAAGGTCAAAGCAATGCTGCTGCACAAGCAATGCTTACTGGTGGAACTAATGCGGCTGGAACAATGGCTCAAGCCAATGCTTACAACCCATATGCAGATGTATTGCTTGGAGCTTCACAAAATCCTCAACTAAGGAATGCATTTGCTGCTAATGATTTTGGTGTTGGCGCTGATTCTTACTTTGGAAAGAGTGGCGGGTTTGGATTTGATATTTCCAAGTTGTTTAGTTAAGGGGAAAAAGTTATGGCAACACCATCAGAAATCTTAGGCTTATTCACAAGCCCACAACAGTATCAACAACAACAACAAGACGTTGCTCGTCAAAGAGCAATGGAGTACGCAAAGCTAGACCTTTTCCAAAAAGCAAGTACTGCTATTGGTCAAGGTGCTTACAACTTGGGCGGCGCTATTGGTGGTGCTTTAGGCGGTGTTGACCCACAGTTGCAGAAGATTACTCAGCGTCAACAGTTGCTTACTCAGTTAGATCGAGGAAACCCTGAGTCATACAAAAAGTTGGCTAAATTAGCTGCTCAAAATGGCGACCCTGAGTTTGCAATGGCTCTTTCTCAAGAATTAAGAAATTTTGAAAAAGAGACAGCACAAACTGCTGAATTTAAAGGTGTTCAAGCCGAAAGAGATCGTAAAGCACTTGAATCTAAAACAACTTTTGATGCAAGAGTAAAAGCATTACAAGATAATGGCGTTGCAAGCGAAAATGAAGCTAAAGCTATTGCATCTAATGATGCTGCGTTTGCAGAAGCAATGGGACTGACAAAACTTTCTCCAGAGAAAAAAGCCGAAAAAGCAATGTATGCAAAAGCTGCTCAGCTTTATCCAAATGACCCTATTGCACAATTTCAATATGTCGAACAAATAAAAGCTGGAACAAAACCAGCAACTGATGCCGAAGTTAAAGATGTTGCTGAAGCAAAACAGGCAAATATTATTCTTGAATCACGGCTTGATAAAAATGACGAGTATTTGAAATTGGTAAGTGGTAAAAATCCTAAAGTAACATTTGGGCCATTTAGCAATGTTAAAGCGGCAGTTGAAGCTACTGGATTTCTTGGTGAGCCATCAGAAAATACCAAGTTGCAAGATGACATCCGTTCATATATGACAGAAGGAGTTAATGCTGTACTCAATGCGGCAAAAGGTGTTCAGGCCAAAGATGATGCACTTAGGGCTCAAAAACAAATTGAAGGATACTTAAAGTTAAACACAAATGCTGGTGCTGAACAAGCATTGAAGCGTCTTAAACAAGCTCAAGAAGATGTTTTGAAATCAAATCAAGTCTTTATTGAGTCTCGTGTAAGAGCTATGCCAAAACAACCAACAGCAAATGCAAATCCAAATCCAGTATCTAGAAGAGATGATTTGTTGAAGAAAGCAAGTCCAGAGCAATTGAAACTTCTTGGAAGGTAATTTACATCATGGCACTGTCAGAACAAGAGTTTGAAGAACTTAAATCTTTACTTGGTGTAGATACCCAACAGTCCAAACAACCAGTTTCTACTCAAAGAAGTGCTGGTGGTGGTCGAGGTTCTTATCTAACAGGAGTCACAAATCCGCTTCAATTTATTGCAGCACAAAGAGCCGCAGAGCAACAACAACAATTAGAAAAACAAAAGGCTCAGTTAGAGCAAGAAGGTTATGCTGGATATACAGGCCGTAGGGCATTAGAGACTCTCACTGGTCAAGGTGAAGGCAATATTGCATCTAATCTTATTACTGGTGGCATTACTCGTTTGGGTGCTTTGTTGGGTTCTGAGCAATCTCAAAGAGAACTTGATATAGCCCAATCAAGGGCTGATCGTGAAAAAGATTTGGCAAATCAAATTGCACTTATGGAAGGAAGATCAACAGACTTTATTCCAAAAGTTGCTGAATCTGTTTACAACGTTGCTCAATATGCAGCACAAGAACCAAAGTTATTTAGTTCACAAATGCTTTCTGGTCTGGCAGACCCTACGGCACTAGCTTTAGGTGGTGTTGTTGCGCCAGTAAGAGGAGCTAGTTTGCTATCAAATGTTGGTAGAGCTACTGCTGGAGGCGCTTTGGCTGGTGGAGCAACTTCTGGTGCAAGAACATTTGGTCAAGGTAGCTTAGATGTAGAACAAGCCGCTGAAGAAGCCGCAGCAAGTGGTCTTATTAGTGGAGCAGTTCCTGTTGCTGGGGCAGTTGTTTCGGCTCCATTTAAAGCAGTTGCAGCACCTTTTAAGATTGCTGGCGATATTTTGATGCCATCTAAAGAACCAGTTCCAAAGACTCTATCTGACTTGGTTTCTAGAGATACAGACATTGCACAAAAATTTCAAGATGCGGCTGAACTGAAGTCATTTCTTGGAAAAGATTACAACCCAAATCTTAGTGAAATCACAAAAGAATTAAGTATTGCTCAGTTGGCGAAAGAAGCTGGTGCAAACAATATTGATGCAATTAACACTGTAAGAACAAATCGTATAGCCTCTGAAAATGCTCTTCAAGGAAAAATTAACGAATTGTTCCCAACATCGAATAGCGTCTTGCAATCATTTGGTGCTGAAAATGTTCAAAAACTTAAAACATTGCAGGGTTTGAGTGCATACGCTGATGATGCAATCAAAAATATGTCTGAAAAGTTCTTGTCTAGTTCTGGCAAGTTTCAAGATGTTCTTGGTGAAAACATAAGAAAAGCAATTGAGACACAAAAAAATGTCAAGAAGGGATACTATCAGACTGCTTTTGAGTATTTGAACAAGGAAGCAGACATAAACAACATTGGACTTAGCCAAGATGGTGTTCAAAAGGTTTATAACGCAACACAAGCCATTGACGACAATTTGTTTCAAACACTTCCACCTGTTTTGCAAAAGGCAATTGAAGGCTTTAGAACAAATGTAAACGAACAATCTGCATCACCATTCTCATTGATCGACCAGTATTCAAGAGAATTGAATAAAGAGGTTGGTATACGTTATCGTGCTGCAACTGCTGGAGATGCTAATGCTCGTATTGGCCTGAGACAACTTGAGTCTGCCAAAGATGTTTTAGATAAACAAATCAAAGGCATTGGCGGTGATTTTGGTGACCGCTACATCCAATTGAAACAAGAGTACGGAAAAGAGTTCATGAATCCTTTCTATGAAGGGATTGGTGGTCAACTTTCTAGAAAAAATCGTTTTGGCGATGTCATCAAAAATGAAGATGTGTTTAAAAAGTTTGATAGCCCAGAGGTTGTCAATCAGTACATAAACATCAATGGAAGAACACCAGAGTCTATCAATGCACTGACAGATGCAATGACTCATATTTTCTTGAAAAAAGAAAGTTCTGTTAAGCCAGATGGCACGATTAATCCCACTGCTGTCAAAAACTTCATCCGTGGTAATCAAGACGTTTTTAGAATTGTTCCTGAGATCAAAAGCAAGTTTGAAAAGCTATCAATCAATCTTGAGGCATATGGAAAGACACGAGCCAATGCAGAACAAGCAGTTGCTGACTTAGCAGATGCTTCTACTAACACATTGATTCGTAAAACACGTTTAGAAGATGTGTTCAACACAAACGAGACAGGAGCTTTTGCCAAGCCTGAAATGCTTAACAAGTTGCTTTCTGTTGCCAAAAAAGACACGACTGGTGTTGAAATAAAAGGCGTACAAAGAGCAATGTTAGATGTTGCATTTAAGCAAGATGATTCTTTGGGATTTATTGAGAAGAATAAATCTTCTTTTGAAAAGGCTTTTGGAAAAACAGAGATAGCAAATGCTGAAAAGTTAATCAAAGCATCTGATCTTTTGGGTGACAAGATTGATCTTGAGTTGTCCAAAAAAGCAAGGGGTTTTGGTGGCGTTGCTACTGATGTTGGGATAACAGCGGCTACAAGTTTTGTCTCTCCAATATTCTCAGCAACCTATGCAACATTGTCTCTTGCTGCAAGATTCCTAAAAAACAGGAAAGAGCGTATTGACAATGCTTCATTTATGAATGCGTTTACAAATCCAGACACAGTTAAGGATTTGCTAACAAATGTAAATAAAACTCGTGCTGCATTGGCATCTGGAAAACAAGAATCAATTGATAAGGCGACTGGTTCTTTAAAGCAAGTAATGATTGCAAATGGAATTTTGGAAGCTCAAGAAATCCAAGACCAACAACTTCCTGAACAAGCCATTCAGCCAACTGAGGCTCCACAAACAGTTGAACCAACTCAACCAACTCAACCAACAGAAGGCTTATCTGACGAAGAGTTTAAAGAATTGCAAAATTTAATAAACAAAGAACCTCAGAAAGAACGTGTTTCATCAATCATTGAAGATGAGGCAAACAAGTTAGGAGTTTCTGAACATATCCCACTTTTGATGAAACTTGCAAAACAAGAATCTGGATTTAAGCAAAGTGCTTTGTCAAAAAAGGGTGCTATTGGTGTGATGCAACTTATGCCAGCAACTGCCAAAGAATTGAATGTTGACCCCAATAACTTGGAGCAGAATGTTCGTGGTGGTGTTAGATACTGGGCAAAACAACTGAAATTCTTTAATGGAGACATAAAACTTGCAACTGCCGCTTATAACGCAGGAGCAGGAAATGTAATCAAAGCAGGAAATAAAGTCCCAAACTTTACTGAAACGCAAAAGTATGTTGCTGCAATTGTTGGATAGGAGTGCAAAATTGACCCTATCAGCATCTGTTTACTTGCGGCTAGTCTTGTTAAGAACATCCAAGCTGGCTGTGAGCTATACAAACAAGCTAAAGAGTCTTTTGTGGAGATTAAAGCCACTGCGGATGAAGTTATCGCTATTGGTAGAGAGGTTAAAGGTTTCTGGTCAAAACTTAGCGGTTTCTTTGGCTCTAGTCCCAAGCCTAAAGCTGCTAAACCTGTTGCAAAGGCTAAAAAGTCTGCTTATGTCGCTGTTGACGAAACTCAAGTCAAAGTGGACATTGTTAAGAACCTCACTGAGTTCTTCAAACTTCAAGAACAACTGGCTGCACACATTCGAGAAGAAGAAGAAAAGTCTAGAACAGTCTACGACCCAAATCAAAACCACATGGAGGCGGCACTCAAAAGAGTGATGGCTCAACAAGAGATGGACAGGCTTGTTGTCCAGATCAGGGAAACAATGGTCTACCAGAGTCCACCTGAGATGGGTGCTTTGTACAGTTCAGTTTTTGACATGAAAGAGGTCATTCAGGAGGAGCAAGATCAAGCTAGGCTGAAACAAGAGGCGAAAAAGAGGCAAGAAGTATGGCAACGCAAGGAGGAAGAAAGAAACTTCCAGCTAAAACTAGCGTACCTAGCGGCAACTACTATATTCCTCCTCTACCTGTGGCTGTGGTTGTTCCTCGTGAGTCGTTGGGGGAAAGCATAATGGGATGGATAGCTGCTTGTGTGTTGGTGGCCTTGCTCTTGCCTTTGGGTGCGATGCTGTACTTGGACATCTTGGAAGCCAAGCACGAGGTCAAGGAACAGGTTGAGAAGGTAGAGAAGTTAAGACGGCAAATTGAACAGGAGAAACGCAAAAATGACAAAACATGAACTTAAACTGTTGGCGCTGACTGTTTGCGCTGGCATCCTTTGCGGGTTGTTAGCGGGTTGTTCAGATAGATTTCGTTACCCTTGCCAAGACCCTATGAATTGGGAAAAAGATGAATGTAAACCGCCGATTTGTACCGCTACAGGTACTTGTCCTGATATGTTAGTCAAACCAGAGGAGAAAAAGTAATGGCAACCATTGGATACAAGCAAAACAACCGTTTGACCGCAGACGAGATCGAGGTCAGGGTATGGGCATTCGTTATCGTGGTCTTGGTGACTATCCTGTTGGCTTCTATGGGTATGTTCCTGTACTCAGTCTCTTTTGTCACTCAGCCTATGAATGGCGCTATGGCGGCAATTGACAAGGTTTACACGCAACAAATTAGCACCATCATGGTGTTTATCACTGGTGTGTTGGGTGGTGTAGCGGGTCGTTCTGGTGTCAAGGCTATTGCCAATGCCAGTGCCAAGGCAGAGGCCAATGACAATGATGAGCCACCCGCACCATGAGTATCTTTAACCCTTGGGTAATCTTAGGGTTTGTCTTGTCTGTAACCATGTCTTTTGGGGGTGGTTACTTCAAGGGCAAGCATGATGAGAATGTCTCTCAACAACTAGAGATTGCTCGTTTAAACGCTATTGCAAGGACAAAAGAGGTTGCTTTGGCAACAGCAGTGACATCAACAGCTACGGCACTAAGGACATCAAATGAGAAAGCAAGACAGATTTCAAAAGAGCGTGATTTGGCTATTGCCTCTGGTGCTTTGCGGTTGCGGCTCCCTGTCAAAACCAGTTGCCCCGTACAAACCACCTCAGATACCGCCGTTGCCAGCGGAGATAGCAGTCAAGAGGGAGGCGAACTTGACGCAACGACTGCTCAAACTCTTATCGCCATCACAGACGATGGAGACGAAGCAATCAGACAACTCACAGCCTGTCAACAAGCCTACGAATCCATCTACGAAACCTTAAAGGAGAAACAATGAACCTGTCAGCAAACTTCACCCTGAAAGAACTCACAAAATCAGATACTGCCACCAGATTGGGATTGGACAATACCCCTGATGACGAGGCTTTGGAGAACTTGAAAACCCTTTGCGAGATGGTTTTGCAACCAGTTCGTGAACACTATGGCAAGTCTGTCTCTGTTAACTCTGCCTATCGCAGTCCTGAGTCCAATGCTGCCGTTGGTGGCTCCAAGACTTCTGACCACTGCAAGGGCATGGCGGCAGACATTGAGATTGTTGGTGTTGCCAATGCTGATCTGGCTCAATGGATTATGGATAACCTTGAGTACACACAGTTGATTCTGGAGTTTTACACCCCAGGCATTCCTGACAGTGGTTGGGTTCATGTGTCTTACGACCCAAATAACTTGAAGAAACAGGAATTGACTGCCACCAAGGTGGCGGGTAAGACCACCTACTTGAATGGTTTGGTGGCCTAATCGTCTAGGAAAAAGAGCAGGGCGACTACAGCTAGTAGCGTCACTGCTCCTCCCAAGGCGAGTACAAGCAAGATGTTGATGACGTTACTCAGCACCTTTTACCTTCCATTCACGTTCATTACGTCCTGATTTTGACTTGACTGTGCGTCCTGTCAACTCAATAAATCCCATGTTGGACAACTCGTTTAAACGTCTTGCAACCTGATTTGGGTCTAAGCCGCTATGTCTGGCTATCCCATCTTTTCCAAGCGCACCATGAGCCTTTAAAGTGTCCACAATCATGGAGAAGTGCTTAGAAGCCAAGTCTTTTGCTGAATCTGCGGCTTCATAACTGGTAATTGGGTCAGAGGTTCTCACCCGATTGAAGATTGGCAAGTCAAAGAACTTCTTCACGCTGCCACCAAAATGTATATCGTCTAGTTTTGTCATCATTCACTCCTGTTAAGTTAGTGGGTACTCACTTACGCTTTCCCCTTCTGATTTAGAACGGAATATCCGAATCCATATCTTCAATTTTCTTTGAAGACTTAGCTTGTGGTGCTTGGCCTTGTTCTTCTTTAGGGCTGAGAGCCAGACCCATGAACTTGCCGTTCTTTCCCTCTTTAATCCATGCTGACAGCCAGTATTCCTGACCATTCACCCGCACGTTGCCTTTATAGTCTGGGTGGTTGCTTGTTTCCTTCTTGTCGTTCTTGAACAAAACACCACTGTTATCACGCTGTTCCATATTTACACCTTAATTTCATTGAGTTTTTTAACTTTGTCGTCCACTTCCGCAAGGAACTGGATAACCTCTTTTTCGAGTTCTGCAATGTACAAGTCATTGCGCTCGATTCTTTTGATGAACAACTGAAGATGGCTAGGCATTCGTGGGTCGAAACTCACAAAGTCGCACCAACTTCTGTCTGCACATCGCATTTGCCACTGCATCTGGTCATAGTATTTCTTAGCGGGTTCTTCACCCAAAACAGTATCAATGTGGGTTGCAGTGTTTGGGCATTTGATCTCCAAGCATCCATCGTCACCTACCAAGCCATCAGGAGAGGCGGCAGACATAGGAATAGTTGGATGGTCAATAGCACCTACCTGATCGACCATATTGCCTGTTTTAGCCTCGTATGCGGCTCTGGCATATGTCTCGTTCTCAACACCCCATTCCATAGCAGCATTTGAGTAGGATTCAGCAACAGTCTGAGTCATGCGTTCGACTACTAGCTGTGCCATGTAGTTTGCTCTACTGGTGCTGTAGCCTGTCTTTGTCTTGGCAACAATGTCAGAGATACGAGAAGCAGTAGCTTTGCCACATCTTTGCTGAAGCCATGCTTCGCTTCCTTGGACAACTTCAGTCATGCTTCCCTCGCTTTCAGCATTGCGTCTGCTTGTGTATAAGCGGCAAATGCAGTATCAGTTGGTGTCATATCTTGTCGCCAATCGGGGTCTGAGCAATATCCTTGCATAGCCTTTGCCGCAAAGTAGTCCCGCAATGTCATGCCTTTTTCTGGTTCACCCCATCCGTTGTGGTGTGTACTTGGAAATGCTGGTGGGTTGTTCATTTCAACGCTCCTTTACGCTTTTCTTTGGCATCAATCACTTTTTTCTGCCAATTCTTATCAGAACCGCAAGCACCATAAGCATCTGTGTAAGCATTCTTCAGTTCTTCCATTGTTGAAGCAGCATCAATAGCCGCCAAGTGGTCAATCATTGCGCCCACATCTACATCTGAACCTGAGTCACCTTCTGGCAAGTCTTCACCAGCATAGATATACAAGCCCAAGCCATGCAAAGACAAAGCCTTAGTCATGCACCGCATGATGGCAGTGTTGACAGCAAATGCGTCAGGGTTGAGGATTGCTTTGTTGCGGAAGTCCATCACTGGTAACTGGCAAGTCATTGGTTTGCCAAACATAGTGACTGTGACAAACACCATTGCTGTGCCGTTGATGTCCATGAAGCACTTACCATCAAACATCTCGACTTTGTAGACCGCTTCTGGGTCTGCCTTTAGTGCTTCAGCCCATGCCCATGCCCACGAGAGGTAGGTAAGGTTGGCTTTCTTTTCTGTGTGGTCATTTACGTTCTTGTTGAGCAACATTAACACTTGTTCTTGATTCATCATTCACTCCTATATACGCCATCTAAAATATCTTTTGTTTCTTGAGCAACCATCCACATTGCTAGATGTGTCAGGTCGGCATGGATTTGGGCTATGTCGTTACTGTATCCTTCGTATTTTTTGTGAAGGCACTTGTCCGACAACTTCTTGGTGTTCTGCTCGATTCGTATCAGCAGAGGTGCATAGTCGATCATCATTAACTCCTGTTTGTTGAAACTTCTTCCACGTTTGCGCCACATCTGTTTGTGCGGCATTCACATACCCAAATTCTGGGTCGGTGATCGGTTTAGATGGCACTGCAACACTTTGGTATTTGCCTACGTATGCCATCTTTTTAGCCTTCTTTTCTCGCAATTTCCGCTGCGATTTCATGTTGACTATCGGTGTCCAAATCTGAAAATAGGACAAAGTGGTTTTCACCGCAACAAGACACGACTCCCATGCGTGGCTCAATGCAATAAGCACAGTATTCTTCATTTGAGTGTTCCTCAATTATTCGGTCTAGGTTGAGCTTGGTTTTCATTGCTGGCCTTGCTTGTTGTAGGGATTGATTGTAGGTATTGCACCTTGTTCTCGTTTGAGTTGTTCTTGCAGTCGTTCCATGCGGTAGTAACGCCACAAGTTAAGTTCTTCCTCGTCATCAACCCAAGGTGTTGTTGGCAGTTCTAGGGAGATTTCAGCCATACGCAAGGCTTTGAGTTCGACTCTGGCTCTCACCATGTCGGCAACATCTGCCCATGCATTGCAAAGGATGGCTTCAAGGATAGCTTTGCTATCGCAAATAGCATCTGCTACATCATCTGGTGTGAAGTCTTGCAGTGCTGCCCATGTCTCGTGCTTAATATCAATCATCATTCACTCCTGTTAAAAAACCTATCAATGCGTGTATTCTGTCAGACATTATTGTATCTTGCAATAGGGATTTCCCTGATGCAGTTGTGTATTTCAGACAGTCGTTTGTTAGTGAACACTTTCCCGCATTTCAAGCACAGCCATGCAATTCCTTGAGAGACAGTGGTTTTCTTGCTTCCATGAAGCCCATGTGTACGACCATAAAAAGTGCGGATTTGTTGAATCATGCCTTTACTCTGTTCTTGTAAATGTTGTATCTCCATGCTGTTGCCTCTGCGTCAATGCGTGTCCAGATGTCTTGCTTTTCTTCGTCTGTCATAGCGTTCCACTGCGCTACCTCAACGTATGTCCGACCACATCCCTTGCATACCTCGTCATACAAAGTCGTACAGACTGCTATACAGGGGCTGTCATTCATATGGCTGTGGTGGGGTGCAAGTGTGAATGTCTTTTGTGCGTTTTCCGCATCGTTGGCAGAAGTTGCGTTCTTCTTGCTGTGCTTGGAAATCAGCAAGCAACGAGTCATAGTCACGTTGAAGCCCTTGTGCGTGTTCTTTCCAATACGCCACAGGCTCTTGCTCAATCTCTTGCCCAAGCCTCTGCACTTCACGCATGGCGTGTTCTCGCAAGGCTTCAACCACATCGTCAACAAGCAAGCGCAGGGGGTCAATAGGGTCAAGTCCAAGGCAACTGATCTGAAGCCGTCTAACCAATGCTTTGTGTTTCATGCTTCACCTCTGATTTCAGCTACCACTTCAGTTATGTGCGCCCATGTACCTAAACGCTCAACCACTTCAATAATGCGCTCTTGCTTCTTGGCGGCTACAAGTTGGGCAAAGGCTACAAGTGCTTCAGAATAAATGCCATCAAGGTGTGGGCGCATCCCTATCAAGTTGCATTCTTGCGCCATCTCAATGATTTCATCTTCAGTCATTTCAATCCCCTGATGTAAATAGCAAAGCTGTGCAATGTGTCCTTGCCAAACCCTTCCATCTTCAGGATGGCATCAGCCACTTCATCAAGCACTGTGTCTCGGTAAGGGTTCAGAGATTCCACCCGCTGCTTCAACTGGCCTACCTCTTGTTCAACAACTTCAACCCTAGATTCAATCTGACGTTTACGCCACAAACTTTGAGCAGAATCGTTCATGCTTTTTCCTTTTGGCTTTCTTCATGTTTAAACAGGCTTTCTCTGCCGACCTAGCCTTACCCTTCTCTCGTATCTCTTGAGGGCTTAAAGGCTCTGTACGAGGCTCAGTATGGGCATAGATGCTAATGGACAAGCCCATCATTAGCACTATCCTGATAAAGGCTTGTGCATAGGTCATAGTGACTTGGCGTATCTACGAGCAATGCGTTCGCACTCGTCTTGTTCTTCGCCAGACAAATCGTCTTGAACGTCCTTGCCAGTCTCGTCTTGGACTTCCCATTCAAAGTCTAGGTAATGGGTGGCTACGTCATAGTCGTACCAAGTCAGAACAACAGTGACTTCTTTCTCAAGTTCGTAGCTGTAATATTTTTCAATGATTTCCATGTTTACACCTCTCAAGTTGTTGGAATCTGTATTGTCAGACAGAATGATTGTGATGGTATAGGGACTTTCCCTTATTGTCAAACTGTATGACAGAATATAATCCTAGCACTATGCCAAGACCACCCTCAGAAATCACAGGCTCAAGCATTCAAATTGCTGTCAGAGTCACCTCAAGCCTCAAAAACGAGTTCAAAAACCTTGGAGGAGCCGTTTGGTTACGCAAACTCTTGGCTCAGTCAATCAACAATCGGAAAAACAATGAAACTATCAATTCCACAGATGCAAACACTCAAGCGTCTGACAAACGGCCCTAGAAGCTCTATTTCGTTCACAACGACAGAGACTTATTCGCCTGGCTCGTACCACTCACCTACCCATCTGAAAAACCTTGAAATGAATGGTTTGGTGGTGGAGATTGGCGATATGTGGCATTTGACCAACGCTGGTCGGATGAAGTTGATAGAGACTAAATCAGAGAATTCACCTCGCCATGCCAATGGAACTACGCATGAAACCTATGTCCAAGGGAACTGGAAAGACCTTGTGCATCGTAGGGGTGCTTTGGACTTTTTGAAGTGTGAGAGTCGGTTCAGCAATTACTTTGTTTAAAGGAGAAATCATGAAAAAAGCCATTATTGGTGCGTACTTAGCAGTTTCTAGCCTGACAGTTTGGGCGGCTTGTTCAACACATACCTACTATATAAATGGTAAATATGTGACTTGTACGACCTGCTGCTATAATAGCGGAAATTGTACCACTACCTGTTTTTAAATGAATGATTACTTTGCAAAATTAAGAGCCAAAAGAAAGGCTCTTGGCATTTGTCTCTCTTGTGGAAAACATCCTTCTCCATGCGAACCATGCAAAGAAAGAAATCGTGAGTACATGAGGAAAAAACGTGCTGGAATTCCGATTGAAAAAAGGAAACTTGAGTGGAAATCAAAAAGACACTACTTCCTGAAACACAAATTTGGTATCACTGAGATTCAGTACAACGAAATGTTAAAAAATCAGAACAATGCTTGTGCAATTTGCAAATCCACAGAATCTGGAGATGCAAGAACAACAAAATTATCAGTCGATCATTGCCATGAAACAGGCGTTGTTCGTGGACTTTTGTGTTCAGCTTGCAACAAAGCAATAGGCTTTTTTAAAGATTCAACTGCAAACTTAAAAAATGCAATTGAATACTTAAAAAAAAATAATTGCACCACCAATTGTTTTTGATGTATCATCAAGTCGTTGCCGTGGAAAGCAATGAAGTAAGGCCACTTAATTCTACTCTCGCCCTTGGTCTAATCCGTAGGGTTTCCACCGAGGGTAGAGCTAAGTGGCTTTTTTTATG